GCCGTATTTTCCACCCTATTTCCCGCCCTATTTCCCGCCGTTCTTCCCACCATATTTCCCGCCACATTTTGGGCACGCTTGCTCCGTTACAGGATCCAGCACCACCTATGTCCAATGCTCACCCGGCAACTGTTTTAAACCAGTGACTTCATACAGTTGTGCACCCGCTGGCTGTACAGGATGCCCAGGCTCAAGTGAAGGTAGTTGCAGTGGACCTGGTTGTTTCTAATACACTAAACTCTTAATGGAGGTTTGCAATGTCCGATTCAAATGAAGAACAAGAAGTTCACAAATACTACGCCTTAACTATTGGCGAAGAAGTAGTTTGGACTATTGCTATACCTGACGTCCCCGTCTTGGAAGGCGCACATGCTGCGTGGGCTTCAAACCCCACAGTCGTACCAATCCCTGAAGCCATCAAAACACAAGTAAACAACTACACTGGTTGGACTTATGTGAATGGGGAATTTGTACCGCCAACAGAGTAGATATAGTATTGTGAAACGAGAGGAAACTTTTTATGTCAGATGAAAACGTAACAGAAAAACCAAATTTTAAAGCACCAGAAAACCACACTCATTTTGCTTTTGTAGTAGATGAGAAACTTCAGTGGCTTCACTCGGTAGACAATGTGCTTGATGATGCGGTCAAAGTTTTTCAGTCAGCACCCACAATAGTTGAGATCACCCCTGAACAGTTTGAGCATTTCCTAAATTCTGGTGTTGCTCCTTACGGAAAATTTAAATTAGAAGACAAAAATTGGGTGCTTGAAGAACAATGACCCCATGGGAAGAATTTAAGAAAAAGAGCCTTGAGGAAAGGGCAAAGAAAGTTACCCCTTTAACTGTTCTGAACAGACAGGCGTACTTGGATGACGAAGTTCTATCTGAAAAACGATATGAAATATGTGAAGTGTGTCCTAGGTTTTTTAAGATAACCAAACAATGCAAGGAATGTGGCTGTTTTATGGCTATCAAAACAAAACTCAGAGAAGCGGTGTGTCCTTTAGGTAAGTGGTAAGTGAGATAATGTTCTCCTATGGCTTACCTAGGGCATGAACATATATACGCTTTTGATGATTTCATAACAGAAGACGACGCCTCAGAATTAATCCGTTTCCACGATGAAGAATTTGAATGGGACGGAAGCATGTCGTGGGTTGCCCCACTGGAGCAATACAACCACGGACCTGTCGTCCTGACGGGCGCTTATGCTGAAGAAGTTAAAAGACGCCAAAGCGAATGGTCACCAACATCAACTCATCCGTTGAGCGCGGTTTACGGTGAAAAAATCATGAGAATCGCATCAGATACTTACGGCAGAACTTTGGTTCATCGTCTCACCCCTTACTACAAAAAGTTTTTGGTTGGTTCAGATCACAGCCCTCACGCGGACAACGAAGCACTTGATAAAGGCGTTGTGGATTTTATGCCGAGATACTCCCCGAGCGAATTCAACACTCCTGTTTTGATAGAAGTGGCTGCGAATCTTTACCTTAATGAAGACTTTGAGGGTGGAGAACTCTTTTTCCCAATGCTCAACCTTTCAATAAAACCAAAAGCAAGGCAACTTATTCTTTTCCCCGGCGGACACGAATATATCCATGGCGTAAAACAAATAACAAGCGGAGACAGATGCGTGCTATTTAGTCCCTTGACAAGCCCTCAAAGACTTTTACTTCATATGCACGCCTACAACACCCACCATCAACTACAGGAAGTTTTAAATGAGCGAAGATAATCTGTTCAAAGGAACAACGCCCGAGTTTGACAAACCAACAATCAAGGAAGTCATGGATATGCCCATGGAAGTTTTGGGCGGTGGTGTTGTTAGATTCCCCGGCGTTGTAAACATTAACAGAGAAAAAATTAGCGTATGGTGTGATGCAAACGCACAAAAAGCCCACGAACAAAGATGGACATACCATAAAGACCGAGATGGTGTCACTTACGCTACGAACGAAGACGGTAATAAATTTTCGCTTGAACAGATAGAAGAAGTTCCTGTACGCCTTTTAAATCCAGTAGAAAAAGATACAGACCCTGAAATGATAGAAACTTTCAGGTATTGGGAAGATCAAATCTATAAATGCCTCATAAAATACATTGACGAATATCCGATGGTCTTGGGCACTTTGTGGTGGAGAAGTCGCGGTCATCTTATGCGCTACGACGAAGGTGACTACCTAGGAATTCACAACGATAACGACTCAAATTTCCGCTCAACACAAGGTAAGCGATATGTCCCCAAAGGACAAATGCAGATGCGCCAAGTTGTTGCCATCATGTTGTATCCAAATGACTGTGTGAACTCCGAAGAAGAGTACGACGGAACCAATTATGTTGGCGGTAACTTATTTTTTCCATATTTGGATGTAGAAATAACCCCAAAACAGGGGGATATTTTTATTTTCCCAACCAACTACATGGCTACCCACGGTGTTAAGACGGTTACAAAAGGACATAGATATGGGTATCTTGAGTTTTGGTCACAAGGAAACTCTGATGAAAGTGTTCTAATCAGCGTTGCCGAAGCCTCTGAAGCAGATGGTTGGTGTAGACCGCATTGGATAGACAATCTTTACGACGACTACCACAAGTATTGTTTACATTCAGAATACTTGAACCCCGATAAAGTTGATCGCGCCAACCCTGTTTATCAGAACCGAACGCTTGAAGGCAAAGAAGGGCAATCACAACCCTATTCCCACCATAGAGTGTTTGAAGATAATAAAGATAGAGGGAAAATAGATCCAGATGTTCTCATGCCCAACATTTCAACAAGTTGAGTTCATTGATCTTTTAGTCAACGCGCCTTATTACGGACATCTTCTTAATGTGCATGGGGTTTTAGCGTTTAAAAAAATCGGAATTTCTGAAGCACAACAAAACGAACTATGTCGGCGTTTGGGGGATTTTGTTAATTGGGTTCCGAACTCCCATAATCCGACCCCGTTAAGAGAGCCTTTCTATGAAAGTTTTGAATCAGAATTAACAAATAGAAAAGTTAACAAAACATTATTAACCGAATTTTCCATGAACGTTCTTGACCAACCTCCGTCTGTCGGTTCGGTGTTAAACAACCGCAGAAGCAATCAACGGGCGGGGTCAATTCTATTGATTGATATGAGAAAAGTTTTTAATTTAATAAGCACAACAGAACGCAAAGATTTTCTGAGCAAAATCGTTTGGTTAGAAGTAAACACCAATGTGGTCAGACGTTTGGTTGAATATCATCGGAACACGAATCAAAAAATATTGCTTTACCATTCTGCTTTTGAAAAAGGATCAGAAACCGAAAAATACAGGTTCTTTATTGACGGACAAGAATTAGATGAAAAACAAAGATTGTTTTTGTCAGATATTTTTCAAGAAGTAAACGAAATTTTATTTGTATGTAATCTTCATGTTCTTGAAGAATGGGTATGGAAAGAAAAAGATTTACTAATTGTTGATGACAGTTGTATGCTAAGAGCAACAAAAGCAAAAAGAACAATGAGACTTGGCGATTATGTTGGTAAACACCAAATATGCACTGCTATTAATCTGTAATTTCACCAACAAAAACTTGTTTCTGATACGAATACCCAACATCTTCACGGAGTTTCCTCATCCAAGAATATTGTGAATCCATTGAAGTTGACTGCGAGTTGACATCAAGATGGGAAGTCAACCCATGAGCAAACCAAGAAAGATAGGCGAATCTGACACCGCTATCTAAAGGGGTAACGGAGTGGCAACCCATAAACGAAGATGGATATATCAAAACACTTCCTTTTGGAGGCTTTACATTTATTCCCCAAGGCGCAAAACCTATTTCGCCACCTTCGTAATCATCGTTTAATACGAGGCTAGAAGTAAGCGTATTGTGGATAGGGAATCTATTTACCTCAACAAAACTGTTCGGCTCATATGCGATAGCGCAGTCAGAATGCGATCCGATATACATACCTTTGTGATACTCAATAAAATACCCACGAGTTCTCCAAGTAACCGTTTCCATCACAACAGGAAAAGATTTACAATATTCAACAAGGCATTTATAGATTGAGTCCTCCAATAACTGCACGAAGGCTCTATCTTCATCAGAAATCCCTTGATACAAAGTGTTGGTATGGCGAATTGGCAGAGAAGAAAGATGGTCGTCTTGGAATTCGTACCCACCATTGTTTTTGACTGTTGACTCATCTTTTGCAACGCCATAGATAGTCGGAGGAGAGTTATCGTACATTCGCTTCATAAAAGAAACGAAGAACTCAGTGTCCACATTTACAGCATCTTCAAAAAGAATTATTCCGCTACCCAGATGTGTGGCTTTCATTAGTTCATTCGCTCCGTCAAAGTAAAACCAAGATGTTCTGAATCTTTGACATTGGCAGTCAAATAGTCGCGGAAGTCTCTCCTCAGATTCGGCATGTACACGTTTGTTGACCGTTGTGCTTCTTCTTCATTGGTTATCGGATCAACGATTGTTTCGTTAAGGTCAGGGTTGGGTGACCCATGTGAATACCATCCTAGATAACTGTAACGAGTTCCGCCAGTAACTGGTTTTACTTCGTGTGAAGCAATAAAGTTTGAAGGAAACATCAGAATGTCTCCCTTACGGGGAAAGTAGGTTATCCCCAAGTAGTCAAAAACATGTTCTCCTCCGCTGAATGTATCTTCACTGACTTCGTCCATGTCAACACGATCATTGACATACATAATGACAGAAAGCGTATTTTTGGTTGGCAACTGCTCTTTGGGGTGATCAATGCCGTATAGATAGTCCACACTTGAATCTGAGTGTGTACCTAGGAACAAACCGCCTTTTTGCGCCGAATAGGAGACAATATGTCCTTTGACCTTCCACCAAATATTCTTATAGGCGAGCGGATGAATTGTCATGTACCCGAGCAAACACTTGTCGCGGGCAGATTCCAAAAAATTCAATAGTTCAATTACCTCAGGTCGCTTGTCTTGATGGGTGTTGGCGGCTCGTCGTGGCATCATGTCAACGCCATCTTTGCCGAATATGTAACCGCTTCGGTTTATATAGCAAGGCTCACCTGTTTCGGGGTTTATGCCTTCCGTGTACATTGATTCGCGTTCAGCGGAAACAAATTCTTCAAATAAATCACGGGTTGAGTCCCAATCAATCGTAAAGGCGTTCTTAAAAAGAACTACCCCACCACCTAATTCCTCTGGCTGTATTCCGTTGAATTCCATTTACATGTGGTCTTTCGCTCTGCTTTTAAATAAGGTTAATTTTTCTGGCGCCCCATTAGGATACTTCTTGCAAATATAGTCGTCGTAATCTTCAATTAAAGTATCAAGCCACCATTGACCGCCCGAATGGTATTCGCCGTCAGACATAACAGGGTTAACCCCATGCTCTGGCGCTGGCGTTCCTTGAGCAAACCAAAGAAGATACGAATACCTTGATCCTTTAGTTATTTCATGAATTTCGTGTGCGCCAAGATAGTTGGCTGGCATCAAAACTATGGAGCCAGTTTTAGGGGTAATGTCAATATCAAAATACGGGATTGACATGTGCCCGCCCTTGAATCCGTAATCGGATTCACTGCCGTCATCGGTGCATGAATTGAAGTACACAAGAACAGAAATAACATTTCGGGTTGCATGGTCAAGTTGAGGCATCGCCCCATACCGATAATTCACATCGTTGTCGGAGTGAAATCCGAGACTCGCACCCTCGTCATAGCAAAGAACATGACCACCAGATTTCCACCACAAGCATTGAAGAATTGCGGGAAACATTTCTACATAGGCTAAAAGCGCTTGATAAACGCGGTCATCGCATTCCTTTAAAAACGGGTGAGTTAATTCTTGAATTCTTACTGGTGCTCGCTTGTAAGCATCAAGGCTGTAAATGAACCCACCCTTGTTGACGGTGTGTATTGGGGATCCAGCATCATCGTAAATGATGGTGAAATTTTCTTCTCGCCACCGTTCTTTTTCTTTCTCAAGATACGAAATTAAATCATCTTGTGGGACGGTAATTGCGTTTTCAAACAGCACCGTACCACCTCCAAGATGTTTCCCGTCAAGAAATGTGTTGTCACTCACCAAAAACCTCTTTCAATGCTTCCAAAATAGTTGATACACTTTGATCTGTAAGACGTTCTGAGGCTAGAGGGAACTCACCCCAACTGAACCTACGAAGGACTTGACCGCTAGCGCCAACAAGAAACTTTTCGTAATTGTGAGGAACTCGGTGAAGAGCCTGATTAGCAAGATTATGTCCATGAGCGGCTTCTGCTGAATTATCTGCTCTTGTATCGCTGGAGATACGTTTTGCAGTGCCTTTCAAAAACCCGAACAACGCATGTTCGTTCTCGCCATTTACTTCCACTTTTTCGGTTATCGGAAAAGTCACCCACGGGTATGCACGCTTAACAAAAGAAGCAATTTCCTGACTGTCCGCTGGATCTTGTTCACCGAACTGATTACAAGGAACGCCTACAACAGAAAAATTATCGTACATGTCATGGATTGTTTGCAATTCCCATAACTGTCGCGCGGTTCTCGTGTATGACCATATAGCACTAGTTTTGGGAACGTAGTTTGTTTTGGTGGCAATGTTGACAATTAAAGATACCTTACCGAGCAAAGAACCAAGAACATCATTCGTGATCCCGTCAGCCGAAGCAATCTTTATGTCATAAGCAGAGTTCATTTGAAGCACCACAAACTAGGAACAATAAATTTAACACTAGAAATCACCTTGGTCGCAAAATGTGTAAACTTTTCTGTTGACGGAAAAAGAACAACAGTTCCCGCTTTAGGTTTAATCCTAAGTTTTTGATTCACAAAATTTAACTCCCCACCTTCATAGTCATCGTTCAAATATAAGACAGATGAAACATCTCTTCGCGGATTACCGCTATTAGTTTTAAGATTATATATTCCATCATGATGTGCTTTCAGCGATTCTCCGACTCTGTATCCGATAATGGAATAATCTGTTTCCAAAAACAAATCCCTACGCCATAAATGCTGAATGGTTTCTTGCATTTTCAACATTATCGGATCAAAAACTTGTTTGATTGGATAGTCCTCGTGTGGTTTAAGAATTATGCTTGGCGGGAAGTATTTGGTTATTAGATCAAACTTGTTTTCTTCAAAAACAAGAGTCCTATATCCATCTTCCCCTTGCGCTTTTGAAATATTCGTGCCATAATCCGCGTGTGCAATTATTTTGTTTACCTCTTCAAGCAAAGCAGGATCAATAAAGTCGTCAATGATATGAATGCAGTCAGTGGTTGTAGAACTCATTGCAGGCACCAAAATTGAGTTACAAAATAACGGACACCAGATTCAACAGCAGAAACTTCGTGGGTATACATTTCGGAAGACGGAAACAGTGCAAGCATCCCCCGTTTAGGAGACAGGCTGATCCCCAAGTTAGGGAAACTTAATACTCCGCCAGTAAAACCATTATTTAGATACAAGACTGAACTCACATCCCTGCTTTCATAACCAGCAGGAGAAGCCAAATCTTTTTTAAAACCGTCGTAATGGGGGCGGAGTCTCTCACCCTTTTGGTATCCGCAAACATTAAAACCATTCTCATACCCAACTGTGCGACGCCAAATAAATTCAATATGTTGTTTAGTTTTTTCAATGTATGGGACGATTAGATTATCCAACTCGTCATCACAATTCACCAACAAAGATGGTTGATTATATTCTTGCCCAAATT